TTAGCCATAAAACTTACGGTAGTCGTGACAACTACAAACTGGGTGATCCAGAAAGAATGGCGAAACAAGTATCTGCAGAAAAAGCCAAAAAAGATGCTCTTGACATTTTGAAGAAGCAAGGTGTGGCGGAAGGCATTGAACTACAAGAAGCAGAAAAGAATGGTAAAAAGGTTCAGTTAAATAAACCGTTTAGAACATCAGACGGCAAGGGAAAATTTGCTGTCTATACGAAGAATGATAAAGGTAATGTAGTTAAAGTAAATTTTGGAGATACTACAGGATTAACTATTAAAACTGGAAATCCAAATAGGCGTCGTAGTTTTAGAGCTAGACACAATTGTGATGATCCGGGGCCCCGACACAAAGCTAGATACTGGGCATGTAAAAGTTGGTCCAAGGATACTGTTTCCGCGGGCTTAGGAATCTAATCAAATAAATATATAAATTAGAATTAAAGGAATACAAATGCAAAGAATAACAAATAATCTTTTTGAAGCTATTAGAAATTTGTCTATCTCTAACTCAAATGAAACATCACAAGTATTAAACGAAGAAAAAGATCTGCAGTTAACTGAAGAAGTAACTGATTTAGCTATTTCTGAGTTATCTGATGATGAATTAGTAGAAGCGTTAGAAGAAGCAAAAATAGATTATTCTGCTAAGAAAGCTCGTGCTGGTAAAGATATCGGTAAGCCAGGTAAAATGTTTGCCAAGATTGCTGCCTCTGCTGCCAAGCGTTATGGTTCAGAAGAGAGTGGTAAGAAAGTTGCTGGTGCTGTTCTAGCTAAACTTCGTGCTAAGAGTATGAAGGAAGAAGCAGAACAGATGGATGAAGCCCAGACCAGTGCTGCAGCGAGATATGCTAAAGCTAAAATGAGTTCGCAAGCTAAAACAACTATGAAGCATGTTGCTAATCCTACTGCCGGAGAAATGCAAGCTGCAAAGGATATCAAACCTGGTATTGCTGGGTATCGTGACCGTGCAGCAATGCTTAAATCTGCTCAAGCTCGTGGTGCTTTAAAAGAGGAAGAAATAGATCAAATGGAAAACATAACACTAGAATTTGTAATTGAGAATACGGTTGAGGTAAGTATTCCTAGTACATTAACGTATCAAGATTATATTAATGCAATCAAAACTATTGTTAATTCTGATGATGCGGAAATTCAAGCTGAGATTATTAAGATTGCAAATGAGGCATTTACAAATGAAAACATTGAAGTTATTGCTGAAGCTGAACTAATTAAGCATGGTATTTTAGAGGCAGATTACAAATCAACTCGTATGGGACATAAAGAATACAGCCCGGAATTAAATATGGATATTGATAGAACTAAACCCGGGGTAACTATGGTGTCACGTAGAATAAGATCAGGTGAAGGAAAAGGAACTACTGCCACAGAACGCAGAACAATGAAGCGCATTGCTGCTTCTAGAAACAAATAATAAGAAGGAGGCGAAATGCCATCAAGTTATTTAAACACAGTTGCACCTAAATGGGCAGCTAGTGCTAATGCTACAATTGAAGGTAGAACAGTACAATTTTATCTATTGCCCATTGAGGGAAATGCAAATATTTCCTCGACTACAGTAAATATTTTTGGTTCTTGGGGAGGCACTCAATTTGCTGAAACCAGTACCAGAAGAAGTGAATTGGTAGCAGGTGATACTATTCTAATTAGACCAGAACTTACTGGTAATTATACAAATGCAAGAGTGGTTACAACAATTACTGATGTTGGTAATATTAATGTTAACTATGCCATGTCTGCGACTGCCAATGCTCAAGTAATGGTGCGAGCAAAGTATTTTGTAGTACCACACAGAGCAGGTTGGGCATCTGCTAAGTATTTGCAAGGAAACGCAAATACTACAGCTGCAGCATCTAATGCAACGTTAACTGGATATGGTACACGCTGGGCAATTGATCTTAAAGCTGGGGACCATGTTACAATTATCGGCACTAATGTTAATGCTCAGACTGCAACTGTTGCAAGCGTAACTAATAACACAACTATTGCATTGAATAGTAATGTATTAATTACCAACAACCATGCTGTGTTCAAGATTATTGAAGTTTTACAAACTATACCAAATCTTGAAGCACAGATAAGCTAATATGGCTGATTCAAAGGTATCTGAATTAACTGCTGCCACATCTGCTGGCAGCAGTGATCTATTTTATATTGTTCAGTCCAATACTAGCAAAAAAATTACAATAGCAAATCTTTTTGCCAGCGCGGCTAATCCTACTTTATCTGGAAACATTAAATTATCAGGCGAACAATCATTAGTATCAGCAGGAATAATTAATATTACATCTCCTATTACTACACTTACAGGTGATACTTCGGGTGGAACTTGCAGTATTCCAAGTGGATCTAGTAATCAGATAAAAATAATAAACTATATTGCAGGAACCGGCACTTATACAATTTCTGGAAACATTGCTGGAAATGCTAACGTACAATTAAATAATGTCGGCGACACTGCCTTGATGCTATATAATAATAGTAAATGGTATGTCATCGGAGGAACAGCTAACGTCACATACTAATGAAATTTGAATTAAACGAAGAAAATTTTATCATTTATGCCATAAAACATTATGATAATCCCCATTGTAGGGGTATAGCAGAATTCATGGATGATCTTAAAAGATTTAAATATCTTAAAAGATTGTTTAAAAAATATAATATGGGGAAAGGTCTAAAAGAAAGATTAATACTAAATCATATTATAGTAATTTATAATTTATTTGGTTCCGAAGCAGCAACCAAAATGCTATTTTATAAAATAGAGAAAAAGTTTTGGTCGCAACTAAAAACCTTTTTAGTATTTTTAAATTTTATGCCATTAGAAATCATAGTATCCAAAGGCGTCGAAATAAAAGAAGCTGATATACCTTTAGACGAACAAATTATCGAAATTTTAAGACAAATCTAATGTCAAGAGCTATAGATTCAATTATTGCATATAGAATACTAAATTTATTAGTTACTCCCTTTGTCGATACTGATGCTTATAAACTAGGCATTATAGACGAAAAGGGTAAAGAGCTTAAAAAAATGGGACAATTAAATACTGTCGATGAAAGAAATGCTTATACTATTCTTCATAGATTAGTATTTAGATTAAAAAGAATAATAGAAAAAATTCCTATTGAAAATAAAAGATTGGCTTCCTTTGCTGCAGCATTATCCTTAATAAAAGAATGTGTGGAAATAAATATTGAACCAATAGATTTGGAATTTCAATTTTCTAAAAGATTAAGACAAGATCTTACTGAAGAATTAGATATAGTAGAAAGATTTACTAAAGGAAACTATATGAAATCTTTTAGACAATATTCCGAAGAACTTGCCGGAAATGCTGTAGGACGAGAGGCGATAGCAGGAATCGGTGTAGGCCCAAAGGGTGAACCCGGATTAACATTAAAACAAATGACTAAGTATAAACTTAAAAACCAGAAAAATGCACCTGTTGCATTGATTAGGAGAACAAATGTTTGATTGGTTTAGAAAATTATTTGTTGATACAGAACAAAAACTTGATATTAATAAAGATGGTAAAATTGATTCTACCGATGCAAAGATTGTGGTAGAAACTGTTAAAGAAGAAGTGAAAGAATCTATAGCAGAAGTTAAAGAACAAGTGAAAGAATCTATAGCAGAAGTTAAAGAAGAAGTTAAAGAGCAAACTAAAAAGGTAGTCGACAAATCAAAAAATGTACCTGCTAAAGTGAAATCCAGTCGCAAAAAGAAAAATGGATGAGCGAATTGAAGAAGTATCGAGGATATCCAGATTGGAAGCGCAGGTTGAATCAATAAAGGAAGATGTCGCCGAAGTAAAGAGCGACATTAAGGACCTGCATTCTCGTATTACTACTGGTAATAGAGAAATTATGGATAAAATTGATCAAAAATTTGAATCGTTATCAAGATCGGAAAATACTGCGCATAGTGAAGTAAAAGAAAGTGTGGATAGGTTAAGTGATAGAGTCAATACTCTTGAAAAATGGCGTTATATGGTTGTTGGTGCTGCTATAATTTTAGGTTATTTGGTTGGACATATAGATATAGCTAAATTTTTTAAGTTATAGACTCTTTATTCTTTAGATTATATAATCATAATCTGGAGGATATTTATGAGTTTATTTGTTGATCTGAAGTATCTCAAAATTATAAGTAATCGATTGCCTTTGTTCAAACAAAAGAATGAGCGATTATATAATTGTCGATGTGTCATCTGTGGAGATTCTAGTAAAAAGAAAACTAGAGCCAGAGGATACTTTTATGTAATAAAAAATGATTTATTGTATAAATGTCATAACTGTAATGTAAGTATGGCATTTGGTTCGTTTTTAAAATCCATAGATAAATTACTATATGACCAGTATGTTTTAGAAAGATATACTGAAGGATTGCCGGCCAATAAACCACATCAAAAAGTTGAAGATAGATTCAAGATGGCAGAACCTATCTTTATGCATAAAGAAGAAAAATTATTACATTCCCTATTTAGTAGATTAGATACTTTGCCTGAAAGTAATGAAGCGGTTCAATTTTGTCTTGATAGAAAAATCCCAAAGAGTCAATTCAATAGATTATATTACATTGATAATGTTAAAAAGGTAGAGCAATTATCTGATAAATACAAAAATAAAATACAGTCTAGTGAACCTAGATTGGTTATTCCTTTTTTCAATAATTCGGGTCAATTGATTGGTCTTACCTGTAGAGCATTACGAAACGAATCTCTAAGATATTTGACTATCAAGATAAATGAGGATTTGCCTTTTGTATTTGGATTAGATAAACTAGATACCAGCAAACCTGTATATGCTGTAGAAGGACCACTGGATAGTTTGTTTATACAAAATGCCATTGCAGTTGGCGGCACCTCATTTAGTAAAATTAATGAACTTAATATAGATAAAGATCAGTTGGTTATTGTTATTGATAATCAACCAAGAAATAAAGAAGTCGTAAAGTTACTAAACAATGCTATTGATGATAATTATAGAGTTATTGTTTGGCCACAAAATGTTTTAGAAAAAGATATTAACGACATGATTTTGTCCGGAAAAAATATAAATAAGATTCTGAAGGATAATACTTATAATGGTCTTGAAGCAAAACTAAAATTTACAGCATGGAAAAGAGTATGAAAGTAAAGTTAATTAGTTATTCGCAGCATGCGTATGACCCTGCTATAGGAGATGAAATTGAATCAGATCTTTACAATATACAAGATCTCGTTGCCTATTGCGCCAGAGTCTCGAACCCAGGCAATCAATCCAATACAGAAACCTCGGACCGATTACTCAGATACCTTATTAAAAACAAACACTGGTCACCCTTCGAAATGGTCAGTGCCTGTCTTGAAATCACCACTACCCGAGATATTGCCAGACAAATCTTACGACACAGAAGTTTTAGTTTCCAAGAGTTCAGCCAGAGATATGCTGATCCAATTAAGGAACTCAGTTTTGTTCTTAGAAAAGCTAGACTACAAGACCCCAAGAATCGACAAAATTCTACAGAACTTGACTACACTAAACAAGATCATAGAGAACTTGCAAGATGGTTCGAAGATAAACAACATGAATTACTGAAGTTAGTAAAGGAAATATATACTACAGCAATTGCATCTGGAATTGCTAAGGAACAAGCAAGAGCTATTTTTCCAGAAGGATTGACAATGAGTCGTATGTATGTAAATGGTACATTAAGATCATGGATTCATTATATTGAACTAAGATCAGCAAATGGTACACAGTTAGAACATATGGAAATAGCAAAGATGTGTGCGGAAGTAATATCCAAAGTTTTTCCACAAATTAGAGAACATAATAATGAATACTAAATTAGATGTTGCTGTCTTTATGCATGCCTGTAATCAAGCTGTTTTAACTAAAAATGCTGGATTTTCTCCTAGTAGAACAGAACAGGCTGATCTTTATTTTAATTTGATCGCAGAAGAATTCGAAGAGCTAAGTGTGGCATATCTTAAAAAGGATATTATCGAAGTAGCGGATGCCTGTGCTGACATTATTTGGGTAGTTGAAGGACTAATGTATAGCTTGGGTATAGATCCTCAAGTAGTATGGGATGAAATTGCTAAATCAAATCATAGCAAATTTATTGACGGTAAATTAGTTAAAAGAGAAGATGGTAAAGTCCTTAAACCGGAGTCATTTAGACCTCCCAATATACAAAAAGTACTAGGATTATAATGTGGCAAATAACAGCATTAGGTAGTTTCTTACCAGATTGGTTTTGGTATGCCCTTTTAATACTGGGTTTGGTGTGTCTTGCAGCTGCCTGGTTCTTGGGTAACTTACCAATCATATCCCAATATAGATTCAATGTGCAGTTAATAGGTATCTTTAGTTTATTAATATCTATTTGGTTTTTGGGCGCAGCCAGCAACGAAGATAAATGGAAGGAAAAGTTGCGCATTGCCGAAGAAGAAAAAGCTGCCATAGAAGTAAAGGCAAAGGCAGCAAACGAAAAACTGGCAGCTGATCTAAAAGATGCTCTTAACAAGAATGAAGACTTACGTAAAGTAAATAATCAACAAGCATCTGCATTGAGTAATGCATTAAAAGATGGTAAGGCAACAGTCAGCACTATTCGTGAAACCGTCCTTCAAAACATGACTCCGGTTGAAAGAGCCGAGTATGAAAAGAAGAATGCCGAACAAAAAGCTGAATACGATAAAAAGATTGCTGATCTGCTGGAAAAATATAAAACTTGTCCAAGTATTCCAGCATTTACTGTTGATCAGATAGATCAAAAGATCAGACCTTCACGCAGACCAGCAGAATCTAAACAGGAGGAAAAGAAATGAGACTCCTGGCAATTGCCCTTGTAAGCGCTGCATTATCGGGTTGCAGCATATGGCAACAGTTTAATCTAAAACCAAAATGGCCCGAAGCCAGCAGTGAAGAAAGTCTTAGACCCTGTGAAGATTTAAAAAGATTCGAGAATAAAAATGCTGATGGTTCGGTTGATCTTATAGAATTTCAAAGATTGATTGTGGAAAATTATGTTTTGCACTATAAATGTTCAGATAAAAATGATAACTGGATAGATTGGTATAAACAACAAAAACAAATCTACGAGTCAGGCGGCAAAAAATGAAATATTTTCTCTACGGGTTTTTATTAACAAGTGTTCTATTATCAGGTTGCGCTAATATGCTACCTCCCAGTAAAGATCAGCTTTACTATGAAGCAGCCAAATCTATTTCCAAGGATAATACTATTTCTCAGACAGCATGCTGGAATGCCATTACCGAAATAGCCAAGGGCGGAGATTCCGGGGCCAAGGTGGGTGCTGTAATAACTGCAGAAAAATGCAAGAACGAAATCATTAAAATTGACAGACCTCGCAACTGGTTCGGTCTTTGATCTAAAAATAACAACAGGGCATAACATGACAGATACTGTTAAGGGTATTAGGGTAGACTATTCTCGGGATAATTTATTTGACGAACTTGGTTTAAAAAGATTAAAAGAGAGTTACATGAAGGACGAAGAAAAAAGTCCTCAGGAAAGATTCGCATATGTGTCACTTGCTTTCGGCAGTAATTCAGAACATGCACAACGATTGTATGAATACTCAAGTAAACACTGGCTTTCATATAGCACACCCATATTGTCCTTTGGGCGCTCGAAACGCGGACTCCCAGTTTCTTGCTTTTTGCCGTTTTTGGATGATTCTGCAGAAGGTTTAGTCGACACATTATCAGAAGTAAATTGGTTAAGCATGCTGGGAGGGGGAGTTGGAATCGGAATTGGTATTCGTAGTGCTGATGATAAGTCTGTTGGGGTTATGCCTCATCTTCGGACTTACGATGCATCTTCTCTCGCTTACAGACAGGGTCGTACTCGTCGCGGTAGCTATGCTGCTTATCTTGACATCAGTCATCCGGACATTCTTCTCTTCTTAGATATGCGAAAGCCCACCGGCGATCCCAATATGCGAGCACTAAACCTGCATCATGGTGTTAATATCACCGATGACTTTATGCACATTATTGAAAAGTGTATGATTGATCCGAAGATAGACGATACATTTGAATTGAAAGATCCGCATGACGGAGCAACCAGAGAAAAAATTTCAGCCAGAGAATTGTGGCAACGCATTCTGGAACTAAGAATGCAAACCGGGGAACCATATATTCATTTTCTTTCTACCAGCAACAAAGCAATGCCAGAGTTTCAAAAGAAACTCGGTCTTTCAATCAAACAATCTAATTTATGTAGCGAGATTATTCTACCAACAGACAAAGATCGTACTGCTGTATGTTGCCTAAGTTCTTTAAATCTTGAATACTTTGATGATTGGAAATCTAATAAGATGTTTATAAAAGATGTTGCTGAAATGTTGGATAATG